CAAAAACAGAGAAGATTTTATTAAGTCTGAAATGGATAAAAAAGCTGCAAAGCCTAAATATGATGAACCTGATTACGACAAAATGAGCGCTGGAGCTAAAGAATTAGCTCTCCATGCTGATAACGATCAACATTTGTATCGCTCAAGTCATATTCCTATTGTCAAAAACTTACAAAAGAAAATGAAAAAAGGTGTTTACGCACAAGACCAAGCTCGTAAGTTATGGGCTTATCATGCTGATCGAGCAGCTCAATCCTATGCCAAAGAACATGGTGATAAAGATACTCCTTGGCACAAAATGTTTTCTCCAGCAGAACGCAAAGAAGCAGCTCATCATTTTGAGAGCGCTCATAGGGGTTTAGTTGAAGATGATACAAATTACAAATCATAAGGAGTTTAATAATGCCAAGTCCAACCCTAGGAACAAGATTAATCAAGAAATTTGGTGAAGATGCTCATAGAGCTGAAGTCAGACATAACAAGGAATATGATGAATTTCAAGTTCACCACTATGAAGATGGAAAACATATGGGAGAAGGCCCTGTTTCCTATCATGGAGATGACAAAGAAGATGCTATGGATACAGCAAAACTTACTTACGAACAAAGAGCTAAAAAGCGTGAAAAAGCTGAGAGTCCTAACCGATCAATTGTTACCTCTGAAAATCGTAAAGATTTCATTGAGAAAAAATTAGCAGAAAAGAAATAATATTGTTTTAAATAAGTTTTAGTGGTAAAAATGAATTGTTTTAAACCTACCAATGGGATCATTGGGTTAAATCTTGAGGAAAACTCATGGCAGAAGTGCAAGAAGCAAAACAAGCTGGAAATGTAGTAACAAGTGATAATTTAGCCGAATGGACTATGAATCGTCTTGGTTTAGCTGCCGAGGAAGCTCCTGTTGAGGCTGATGAAGTTGAGGAAACTCCTGAATCAGAGCCGATAGTTGAAGCTGAAGGTGAGAGTGAACAAGAATCAGATCCTGAAGCGAAAGTAACAGAGGAACGGAAACAAAATCCTAAACTCGAAAAGCGGTTTTCGGAGCTTACTAAGGCTCGTAAATTGGCAGAAGAAAACGCTGCCAAGGCACAAGCTGAAAAAGAGGCTTTGGAAGCTAGACTTAGGGAATATGAAGAAAGGGTCGCTCCACAGCAAAAGGTGGAAGATCCAATCGGAACAGAACCTAGGGCAGATCAGTTTGATGATGCTTTTGAATATGCAAAGGCATTAGCGGAATGGTCAGCAGAGAAAGCGTTATACGATAGGGATCAGCAAGAAGCGGTTCGCAAAGCTCAGGAAGAACGCTCTAAAGTCCTAAAGACTTGGAGTGAGAAGCTAGAGAAAGCAAAGCCAAATTTAGCTGATTTTGATGAAATTGTTGAATCTACTAAGGTCGTTGTAAGCAACGAAATTAGGGATGCAATTATTGAGTCGGATGTTGGCCCTGAGATTCTTTACCATTTAGCTAGTCTAGAGGAAGAAGAAGCTGAGAAGTTCCAATCATTGCCTATTCATAAAGCGCTTAGAGAGATTGGGAAATTGGAGGCTAAATTTGAAAAGCAAGAAATTGCTGAAGAAAAGCCTATAAGTAAGCCTGTTACTCAGAAGTCTAAAGCTCCTGCTCCTCTTAGTCCTATAAGAGCAACTGGAAGTGCAATGGAAACACCTATTGGCTCAGATGGTGAGTTTCATGGGTCTTACCAAGCATGGAAGGCAGCTCGTAAGGCAGGGAAGATCAGGTAAACCATAATTTCTTCTTTAAGGAAAAGAGAAAATGAGTAATACCTTATTAACCATTAGCAAGATCACCAACGAAGCGTTGATGGTCTTGGAAAACGAATTAACTTTTACATCTGAAGTAGATCGTAACTATGATGACCAGTTCGCTGTAGTCGGTGCAAAGATTGGTAACACAGTCAATGTCCGTAGACCTGGTCGCTTCATTGGAACGACAGGCCCTGCGCTCAATGTTGAAGATTTCAACGAAACTTCAGTTCCTGTAACCCTCTCAACCCAATTCCATGTGGATACACAATTTACTACTCAGGACTTGGCATTGAGCTTGGATATGTTCTCTGATCGTGTTTTGAAGCCAGCAGTTGCTGCTATCGCCAACAAGATTGACTTAGATGGCTTAACAATGGCTAAAAACAGCACCTACAATACTGTAGGAACGGCTGGAACTCCTCCAACTGGTCTTATTACCTTCTTGAACGCTGGTGCTTACCTTGATTCTGAAGGCGCTCCTCGTGATGGTCGCAGAGCAGTTGTTATTGATCCATTCTCAAGCGCAACGATTGTTGATAGCTTGAAGGGTCTTTTTGTTCCACAAGAAGCTATTTCTGCTCAGTATCGTAAAGGCTTAATGGGTCGTGATTCAGGCGGTATGAACTGGAAGATGGATCAGAACATTGTGAACCAAACTTACGGATCATTTGCTGGAACAGCTACAGTCAATGTGACTACAGCTACTGGTTTCTTGACTAGCGGTTGGGCTTCTTCTGCAAACATTACTTTGACTTTGACTAACACAGTTAGCCTAAATCAAGGTGATACCTTCACTATCGCTGGTGTATTCGGTGTAAACCCACAGAATCGCCAGTCTTACGGCAAACTGCGTAATTTCGTAGTTAATACTGCTGTTAGTGGAACTGGTGGAACTATTACAGTCAATGTATCTCCTGCTCCAATCAGCGCTGGTCAATTCCAAAACATCAGCGTAACAAGTTCAGGCGCACAAGCTGTAACTTTCTTCAATAGCTCAGGAACTGTTAGCCCACAAAATATCCTCATGCACAAGAATGCGTTTACTCTCGCAGTAGCCGATCTTGAGTTGCCTGAAGGTGTTCATTTTGCTGGTCGAGCAAGCGACAAGGAAATTGGTCTGTCTATGCGTGTTGTTCGTCAATACACCATTAACAACGACTCAATCCCAACTCGTTTGGATGTTCTGTATGGTTGGGCCCCACTCTATCCTGAGTTGGCTTGCCGTATTGCATCTTAATTTTTTAGCTCAAGAAAGGAATAAATCATGGCTAATCCAGGACCAGCATCAACAGTATCCTCAGTCTATCTATTTAACGGCAATGCAGCAGATGGTATTGCTCTAGGTATCGCTGGTGGAAAAATCGGCTTTTATGGCGAAACTCCAGTAGTGCAAGCTGCTGCAATTACTACTATTGCAACAAACGCTACAGGAACAGCAATTTCTACAGCAGTTAATAGCATCATTGCTGCATTGCAGAACATTGGTGTAACAGCCTAATCATGTCGTAAATCAAAGCTCACTCCCAAAAGGGGTGGGCTTTTTCTTTTGTGAAGGGAAGAAATGCACATAACTATCGCTATTCCAGCCTATACAGGCTCGGTCTATATGGCAACTATGAGATCCTTGGTAAACGATCTTGTAATGCTTGTTTCTAGGGGAGATACATTTACCCTTATTGATGACATAGGAAGCGCTAATATAGCCGATTGCCGAGGCGCTATAGCCTCTAACTTCCTTAAGACAGAATCTGATTGCCTAGTCTTTGTAGACTCAGATGTAGCATGGGAAAAAGGCGCTCTTTTACGACTTGTGGATCATAAAGTTGATCTAGTCGGTGGAATTTACCCTTATCGAATTGATGAACTAGGCTTTCCAATTAAATACCTAGATAAACCTGAACTTTGGGCAGATCCTGAAACTGGTTTGCTAGAAGTCGCTGCCATTCCTACTGGATTTATGAAAATTAGTAGGCATTGTTTGGAACAAATGGTGCAAGCCTATCCTGAGCAATACTTCCATGATGGAGCTAAAGACAATCTGTTTTATGATCTTTTCAGACAAATAATAGAAGGTGATAAAAAGTTTGGAGAAGATTATTCGTTTTGTTTTAGATGGAGCAAATTAGGAGGTAAGGTTTGGTGTGATCCTGAAATTAAGATGGGTCATACAGGAAATAAAACCTTTGTTGGTCATTTCGGAGATTGGCTAAGAAATCGTTAATATTATTGAATATTTACAAAAAAATAGGATAATGGGGTAGTAGTTCAACCCTCTTTGCAAAGGAAAAATCATGCCATCTACAACTCTTGCTCGTGGAAATGCAATTAGCACTTTCTACATTCAACCATCTTTAACTCCAGCAGCAGTCGCAGCTAATATTACTGCTGCACAAACATTTACTATTGCTGGTTTATTAACAACCGATCATGTGGCAATAGCTTGTGCTGGAGATCAAACTGCTGGCATTTTTATTGCTGATGTTAGAGTTTCGGCAGCTAATACACTAAGTGTTCAATTCGGTAATTGCACAGCAGGATCATTAACTCCAGCAGCAGGTAATTACATAATTGATGTTATTCGTATTGAAGGTTCTTATCCTGCTACAGCAGTCTAATTAAGGACAAATTATGTCTAATACTATTGTTTTACGATTACAAGCTCAAACAACGGCTTTATCGGTAGGAGCTTCAGCTCATGCTGCTGTTACTGTTTCATCAGTAGGTAACAATCAAGTGAATTACGCAGCTTTTTTAAATGCTGGAGCTAATTCAGTAGCTATTGAAATTTCTTCAACAACAATTACAGCTAAAACAGCTACACTTCCTGTTGATGGAACAAATGGTTCTTTTGTATTGCCTCCCTTGATGACTCAGCCGATTGTTTTAGCTACTCCTGCCAATAACTTCCAAGTATCAGCTATTGGTTCGGCAACAGGCCCTGCTCTTGTGTATATAACTCCAGTTGGGAATCAGTCTTAAAAATTAAAGGGATGCTTTATGGCTAATCCATCAGATTCAACAGTTCAGAATCTACTGCCTGTTCAGGCTTTTTTTGATGTTCAAGGTAATTTTCAAACTTTTATTGGTCAAGGAAAGCCGTTTTATGCAACGGCTAATCCTCAGCAATCAGGTCTTAATATTACCCTTAGCACAATTAATAGCACTACTATTGGCGCTACAACTCCTTCTACTGGGGTTTTTACTAACATTGCTACTACTACTGGAACAATTTCAACTGCTCCAACAGGTGCTACAGATATTGCCAATAAACAGTATGTGGATTTTTACGCTGCTGGACTTAGTTGGAAACAACCAGTAGCAACAGCAACTTCAGCTAATTTAACAAGTCTTTCAGGACTTCAAACCATTAATGGTGTTACTTTAACTGCTGGTGAAAGAGTTCTAGTTAAAGACCAATCTACAGCTTCACAAAATGGTATTTATACGGCTAGTGCTTCAGCTTGGACTTATGCCGTAGGAGCTGATGATTGGAATGAATATGTAGGAGCTATTGTTTTTGTTGCTTCAGGTAGCTTAAATGGAACAGCTTGGTATTGCACAGCACAGCCTGGTGGAACTCTAGGTGTAACAGCAATGAATTGGTCTAATTTCAGCGTAGCTTCAAGCTATACGGCTGGAACAGGATTAAGCCTAATTGGAACTCAATTTAGCATTACCCCAACAGGAATAAGCGCTGCTACTTATGGTTCAGCCTCAAGTGTTCCTGTTGTTGCTTTAAACACTCAAGGTCAAGTAACTAGTGTTACAAATACAAGTATTGCTATTGGTGCAACGCAAATTACTAGTGGAACAATAGATTCAGGTCGTTTAAGCGGTTCTTATAGCGGTATTACTGGTTTAGGAACTCTTGGTAATTTAACTGTAACCAATACCATTACAGGATCTATTAGTGGAAATGCTGCAACTGCTACATTAGCAACTTCAGCTACTTCAGCGACTACAGCTACTAATTTAGCTGGTGGAGCTAGTGGAAATGTTCCTTATCAAACTGCTAGTGGAACAACGACATTCTTAGCAACTGGTTCAAATGGTCAAGTTCTTACTTTGGCTTCAGGAGTTCCATCTTGGGCAACTCCTACAACTGGAACAGTAACTTCTGTAAGCGGATCAGGAACAGTATCAGGAATTAGCCTTTCAGGAACTGTTACTTCTACAGGAAGCCTTACATTAGGCGGAACTTTAGACCTTTCAAGCCCTCCTGCTATTGGTGGAACTACAGCCAATACTGTTCGTGGAACAACTGTTACTGCAACCTCTAGTTTTGTTGGAACTAATTTTGATGCTTCAGGATCAGGCGGTGGCGATTTAAGAACTAGTGGCGGATCTGCTTGCTTGCAATGGGGTGGCGGTGGTGGAGTAAATGTCACAGTAAATGGCGCAATTAATATGAATGGCGCTGGTGCTGCTATTCAAATTAGCCCAACATCAGCAGGAAGTGTAACAATTTCTCCAAATGGAACATTAACTGTTAATCCTACAACTGCATCCACAATGAACAATGTGGCAATTGGCGGAACAACTCCTTTAGCTGGAACATTTACCGATTTAAGATTTAATGGAACTTTGTCGGCAGCAGGATCTACAGGAACTGCTGGATTTGTAATGACTTCTAATGGTGCTTCTGCTCCTACATGGCAAGCACTACCAGCAAGCGGAATTACCATTACAGACGATACAACAACTAATGCAACTCGTTATCTAGCGTTTACAAGCGCTACAAGCGGAACAATTACTGGTCAGAATGTAAGCTCTACCAAGCTCCAATTTAACCCTTCTACTGGTGTTTTAACTTCAACAGGATTTAGTGGATCAGGAGCATCATTAACAAGCATACCTAATAGCGCATTAACAAATTCAACTATTTCAGGTGTTTCCCTTGGTTCAAATTTAAGTGCTTTAACTGCTGGAACTGGATTAACTGCAACAGCTACTTACAATGGTTCGGCTGCTATTACATTTAATGCAACTGGAACAACCATTAATTCAAAAACTAGCGGATATACATTACTTGCAACAGATGCTGGTCAAACAATTTCTATTACTACTGGTGGCGTAACAATTCCAAACGCAGTAATGACTGCTGGAAACATTGTTTCTATTTATAACAATTCAGGTTCAAGCCAAACAATTACCCAAGGTGCAAGTTTGACATTGCAATGGGCTGGTCAATCTAGTTCAACCACAGGCAATAGAACTTTAGGACTTTATGGCTTATGCACAATCGTATTTATTAGTTCTAGCAATGCCGTAATTACTGGATCAGGACTTACCTAATATGACAATTATGCAGTCATTATTTGTTGCTGGTGCTAAACCACCATATTCTGTTACTTATTTAGTTATTGCTGGCGGTGCTGGTGGTGGTGCTGGTGGTGGCGGTGGCGGTGGCGGTGGTGGAGCTGGTGGATATAGAACAAGCACACTAACTTTATCAGGTGGTGTTCAATACACAATTACTGTTGGTGGTGGCGGTGCTGGTGGTAATCCTGTAAATGGCACTAATGGTTCAGATTCCGTATTTTCAACTATTACATCAACAGGCGGTGGTGCAGGAACTCAAAATGCTACTGGTATCGCTGGTGGTTCAGGCGGTGGTGGTGGTGGTGGCGGCGGCGCTGGTGCAAGCCGACCTGGTGGTGCTGGAAATACACCATCAACATCCCCAAGCCAAGGAAATAATGGTGGCTCTAATGTGGCTGGTGGTTTTTTAAATTGGGCTGGTGGTGGTGGTGGTGGTGCTGGTAGTGTTGGTGAAAGTGCGCCTGATTATGATTATTCAGGTGGTGGTGGTAGCGGTTCTGCTTCATCAATTACTGGTTCTAGCATAACTTTTGCTGGTGGCGGTGGTGGTGGCACATGGAATGCTGGAAGTGGCGGTGCTGGTGGTTCAGGTATTGGCGGTAATGGTGGTCTTGGTAGTAGTGCATCAGGTGGTGCTGGAGCAACTAATACAGGTTCAGGCGGTGGTGGCGGTGGTCAAGACAGAGTTGGCGGTGCTGGTGGTTCAGGTGTAGTTATTCTTTCGATTCCAACTGCAAATTATTCAGGTGTTTATACAGGAACGCAATTAGCTACATACCCTAAAACAAGCGGTTCTAATACAATTTTATATTTTACTGGTTCAGGAACTTATACAGCATGAGCCATTTTGCAAAAATAGAAAACGGCATAGTAACTCAAGTTATTGTGGCTGAACAAGATGTCATTGATAGTGGCATCTTTGGTCATGGTTGGGTTCAAACTTCCTACAATACTCATGGTGGTCAACATCCTGAAGGCAGACCATTGCGTAAAAACTATGCTGGTGTTGGATACACTTATGATGAACAACGAGATGCCTTTATTCCCTCAAAACCATTCCCAAGTTGGTTATTAAATGAAGAAACTTGTTTATGGGATTCTCCTGTTCCATATCCAACAGACAATAAGCGTTATAACTGGGATGAAGCAACACTTTCTTGGATAGAAATAAATGTATAACTATCAATGGTCAATCCTAAAGGTCTTTTCTGAGAACGAAAAGATTACAGAAATCCAATTTTTATTGAAAGCACAAAATGAAACAAATACTGTCGAAACTCAAGGCTATCATTCTTTCTCTGAAGGAACAATTGTTAAGCCTTATTCAGAAATTAAAGAAGAAGATTTAATTCGTTGGTTGGAGCAAGATACTACCAAAGATAATGTAAACATCATAAAATTGAATTTAGACAAACAGTTAGAAGCATTAAATAATAGTAAAAAAAGTGAATTTCCTTGGTTAGTGGATACCTTTACTATTGAATAGGAACTATTATGACCAAACCAATTGACATCATTAGTCGTTCATTAAAAGACATAGGAGCTTTGGAAGCTGGAGAACAGCCTACAGCAGATGCTGCTAGAGATGCTTTTGATTTAATGAATGACCTTATAGACCAATGGTCTAATGAGGATATGATGGTTTTCAACATTACTGAAATCATTTTTCCTGTCATAGCTGGTCAAGTGCAATATACGATTGGCCCTGATCCATCTACTGCTAACTTTATTGGATCGTCTTTTACAGGCACTTTCTCAGGTAATGTTTTGACAGTTACTGGCATTAATTCAGGAGCTGTAGCTCAAGGTCAATATTTAAGATGTCAAGGTATTACTAGCGGAACTCGGATTGTTCGCAATCTAACAGGCGCTGGCGGTAATGTAAATGAACAAGGAACTTACCTTTTAAATATTACTCAACCAACTCAAATTCCTGTATTTACTGGCTCTATATCAGGAACAACGCTAACTGTTACAGCTATGACTTCAGGCGCTGTCAATGTAGGCTCTGTGATTAGCGGAACTGGAGTAACAGCAGGAACTACTATTTCAGCTCTTGTTTCAGGAACTGGTGGAGTTGGAACTTATACAGTAAGCGCTTCTCAAACTGTAGCCTCTACAACGATAACTGGAACAATCGTTGCTTCTACTATTACTGCTTACTATCAAAAACCATTAGGAATTGATAGCGCTTATGTAAGGATAAACACTAACTCTAATGGTCAACCTATACTTAATGGTGGTTTAGATTACCAAATGGCAGTTTTAGCTTTGGATAATTACAATTCGATTGGATTAAAAACGCTTAATGGCCCATGGCCAAAGGCGGTTTATTTCAATCCAAACGAACAATCAGGAAATGTGTTCCTATGGCCAAACCCTTCACAGGGAGAAGTGCATTTATTTGCTCAAACTTTGTTTAGCAATTACGGCACTATGTATGACGATATAGTTCTTCCTCAAGGCTATTCAATGGCTCTCAGATGGTGTTTGGCAGAGCGTTTAATGCCTATGTATGGCAAAGCCTCTGCAACCCAAATAGCAATGATTAACGCTTACGCATCTCAAGCTAAAGCTACTTTAAAACGCACCAATATGAAGCCTATGGCATCAGCTCAGTTTGCAGATGCAATGCTTTCAAGCCGACAAAAAGATGCTGGTTGGATTCTTACTGGCGGTTTCTTTAGATAAGGCTAAAAAATGGCAGACTTTGGCTTTGTTGGCGCAGCTTATGAAGCTCCTTCCATCTATCAAGATGCTCAGGAGTGCATAAACTTTAGACCTGAAATTGATCCTACCCTTCCTCAAGGTGCTAGACAGGTTATTGCTCTTTATCCAACACCAGGACTTACTAATGTTGTAACACTACAAACTGCTCAAGAAGTAAGGGGTATGAGAACTGTTTCAGGTGGTGATTATTTGGTGGTGGTGTGTGGCCCTTATGTTTATGTAATGGGTTCAACCTTTGCTGCAACAATTGTAGGTCAGTTAAATAGCTCAACTGGTCAAGTAGGCATTACCGATAATGGTTTAAATGTATATATTGTAGATGGCTTTAATCGTTACACTTGGCGCATTTCCAATCCAGCTTCTGCTGTATTTCAAGGAACAATTAGCGGAACTACTCTTACTGTAAGTTTGGTTTTAAGCGGAACAATAGCTGTAGGTCAGTCTTTATTTGGTATTGGAATATCCAATCAAACAGTTATTACGGCTGGATCAGGAACATCTTGGACTCTTAATCAAAGCCAAACAATTCCTTCTACAATCCAAATGAACTCAGCTACTGTAGGAGCTGTCTTTACAGGATCTATGTCAGGAACAACTTTGACTGTTTCTGCTGTTTCTAGTGGAACTTTGTATGCAGGTCAAACCATTACAGGTTCAACAGTAGCATCTAAAACCATTATTACGGCTTTGGGTAGCGGAACTGTTTTAAGTGAAACTATAGCTACTGCTGGTTCAGGATATGTCGTAAACGAAAATATAACTGTTATAGGCGGTGTTTTTGGTTCTAGTCCTGCTACTTACACAGTTACAACGATTACTTCAGGAGTTCAGACTCTTGGAACAATTACAGCAGGATCTAGCTATACAAATGGAACATATACCAATGTTCAATTAACTTATGTAAGCGGAGCAACTGCTACAACTTATCCTACAGCAAATATTGTTGTTTCAGGTGGAGCTGTAACTTCTGTAACATTAGTAAACGCTGGAACAGGATTTACAAATACAGGAACAGTTTTATCAGCAACGGCAGCTTCCATAGGTGGAACAGGATCAGGATTTAGTATTCCAGTTACTGCTTTAGCGCCTGGCGCAGTAGCAGCCGTTACAAGAACTTTTTCAGGTCAATACACTTCTAATCCTTCTAATAATGTATCAACTTCTTCAGATGGCAAAGGAACAGGATTAACTTTAACTTTGACCTTTGGAACAGGAACAGGTTCAACTGGTAACTATGTCATAAATAATAGTCAGACTGTTACTTCTAGAACCATGTATGGTTTGAACTTTACTGAGCTTCCTTCTACAGATGGAGCTTTTGCTGGTGGTTCTACAGTTGATATTGTTGATAATTATTTTGTTTATAACAGACCTGATACCCAACAATATGCTGCTTCTGATGTTCTTTCTCCCATAACTTATGGTCTTTCTTTTGCTTCTAAATTTACAGGGCCTGACGATCTAGTTTCGTTAATAGTCGATCATGGTCAAATTTATTTATTAGGCGAAAAGACTTCTGAGGTTTGGGCAGATGTAGGAACTTTCCCTTTTCCTTTCCAAAGAATACCAGGCGCTTCATCACAGCATGGAATAGCAGCTAAGTTCTCAATGGCTCGATTTGGCAACTCGTTTGCTTATGTGTCTAGAAATGATCGTGGTCAAGCGGTTATTGTTCAAATGAATGGTTATTTTCCACAGCGAATTTCTACTCATGCTGTAGAAAACACTTTGGTAAATCAAACTATTAGTGATGCCGTAGCTTATACCTATCAGCTAGAAGGACATGAGTGCTATGTCGTTAGCTTTCCAACTCTTGAACTGACATGGGTTTATGATGGCGCAACAGCACTTTGGCATAAATGGCTTTGGACTGATACTCAAAACAACTACAAACGGCATAGATCCAATTGTGGAGCTTTGTTCCAAAATCAGTTTTTAGTTGGTGATTACGAAAATGGGCAAATTTATCGTTTAGATCCTGAAAACTACACAGATAATGGTAATCATATTAGAAGAATGAGAAGATGTCCTCATTTGGTAGCTGACTTCCAAAGGCAGTATTTTGATGAATTGCAATTGCAGTTTCAACCTGGTGTTGGTCTGCAAGGCATAGAAACTTTTCCATTAGGGGATAACGACATAGGTATAAACCCTCAAGCTATGTTGCGTTGGTCTAATGATGGCGGTTCTACTTGGTCTAATGAACATTGGGCTGGAATTGGTAAGGTTGGTAAATACCAAAATCGTATTATTTGGCGCAGACTAGGACAGGCTAGGGATCGAATTTATGAAGTAGTTGTTACAGATCCAGTTAAAGCTGTCATTGTGTCGGCTAACCTAAAAGCATCTGTAGGAGAAAACTAATGGCAAATCAAATATGGGGGCCATCCCAAGATAATCCTTATCCACAAACTGATTTTATGGATGAGCAAACCAAAAGACCGACTAGAGCTTGGCAAATATTTTTTTCTAATCTTCTTAATTTCACTAGGATAGCTCCTTCAGCAACGGCTGGAAGCGCTGTTTTACCAGCTAATCCTGTTGGATTTATTGAAATGACAATAAACGGCAGAATTTATAAAGTGCCTTATTACAATGTCTAACTTACAAATCATAACCGAAGAAAAAGTGCAAAAGTTAGAAAAGCACTTTTTAAAAGAAAAACAAGCTGATTGTCCTGTTACGCATTACTTTGCTCCTAATATTTACATACGAGAAGTAAGGATTCCAGCAGGAACATTTTCCATAGGTCATTATCAAAAAACCGAACATTTAAATATCATGCTTGCTGGTAGAGTAACAATAGTGAATGAAGATGGTTCTCATACAGAACTTGTTGCTCCACAAACATTTGTAGCCAAAGCTGGTAGAAAAATAGGTTATATCCATGAGGATATGATTTGGCAGAATGTTTATGCGACAAACGAAACAGATATAGAAAAGCTAGAAAATATGTTTTTGCTTAAAAGCATGACTTGGCAAGATCACCAAAACTCACAAAAACTGTTACTTACTTTAGATCATTCTTCCGACATTGCTGACTATTATTTAGCTATAGCTGAGTTTGGCTTTGACCATGAAACTGTTAGAAAGCAAACAGAAAATACAGACGATCAAATTCCTATGCCTTTTGGCAATTACAAAGTAATGGTAGCCAACTCAAGAATTGAT